ATTCTTTATGAATCCATTTATTATCATTGGTAAAATACCCTCCCTTATTTAAATAACCAAAATTACATAATTCTATCCCAACACTATTTTTATGCATATCAGTATTTCCAATACCCAAATGCCAAGCAAAACTTCCTTCAGGAAAAGCTTGAACAACAATACCGTCCTGTTTTATATCCACATTATTAATGTTTTGCCCCCCAATTACAAACTCAGTGGCAATTTTTCCTCTATTATCTTTACCCCAATTAATAATTGTTGAAAATGGATTATTATTTCCTGCCGTATGATGTAAAAATACCCATTCTTTCTTTTTTGTACCAAAAAAATATTCTGTTAATGGTAAATGACTTGGTATTATTTCCAACTCTTTTAAATTATCTAAATTTTCGGAAATATCTGTGGTTAATATCCCCATATGATTCCATATTTTTGAGTCCACAATTCCGTTTGGTTCAAAACCATTTTCTATTTGATAATTTTTAACAGCATTTTTGGTTTGATTACCAAAAATACCATCAACTTTAATTTTTAAATATTTTTGAACAATTTTTACCTGTTCATTATTATCTCCAAAATTTATTGTATCCATTTTACTTTATCTCCTTCATTTATATTTAATAATTTACATTTATTGCCCATAATTTCAAGAACCATGTCTCCATAACCAATATAATTTTTACAATTTATATCTGTACAAGGTTCGCAATTATGATGAATTTTTGTTATCTTGTTTTTATTTATAAAAATAATATCCAATGGAATAATACAATTTTTCATCCAAAAAGCGTGTTTACCGTTTTTTAATAAAAACAACAAACCATCAAATTCTTTGTTGAATTTTTTACCCATCATACCTTTAGAAATATCTTTAGAGGTTGTGAGTGTTTTTATTTTTATATCATTATTATTAATCCTAATTATCATTAAAATGTATCATAAAATCGTGTTCCCAAACTTTTTGTCTCATAAAGATTTTCATAAAAATCAAGATATACTTTTTTAATACCTTTTTCTTCGTTAAAAGTAAATATGAATTTTCCTTGGGATCCTTCGTTTATTTCCCAACCGCCCATGTGATTTTCTAATATGTTGTAAAGATCATTTTCCACACTAGAATTTAATTTCATTAAATCTCCATTTTCATATTCTATATCTGAATTAATTTCCCCACTGTCACCACTACCATTAAAATCGATTATACCTTCACTAAATCCACGTTCTTTCATTTCTTCAAAAATTATATTTAAATTTTTGTAGCCATCTATTTCAATATCAGCACCGTTTTCTTTTGTAGATAAATAATCGTATTCTACCGTAATTTCAATCTTTTTCTCAACACAATCAATATATACAAGGATCCTTCCATAATCATCATCAGTCATTTCAAAAACATCATCTATTTTATTATCATAAAATATTTTTTCTATAACTCCATCGACATCAGGAAATTGTTCTGTAATACCACCACCCCATTCCTTGTACCATAAATCCCATCCTAATTCTACTATTTTACCATATTCAACATTAAAACTTTTATGAACTGTATTAGTACCATAACTTCTACAAATTAAAGTAAATACTTTTAATATTTTTTTTTCTTCGCTAGTTAATTTTCTTTCCATATTATTTTAGTTTTTTAAATTCCAAATAACATTTTCATTATGTCAAAATCTCCGGTTTGTTGTTGTTGTGGTGGAGGTGGTGGTGGTGCGGCGGACATATTTGCATCAGAATTTGAATTTGAAATATCTTCCATCATATTTTTTTGAGCAATATCACTTTTATTGTATTCATCAAGTTTAGCTTCAAAGTCAGGAACTTTTGATTCAATTTCTTCAGGTCCAACAGTATTTGCTAAACCAACAGTGTCTAAAAAACCTAAATACCATTTACTTCTTCTCATTAATGATCTAGTTGCTGGATTACCTCCAAATATTCTAAAACTTCCGGCATTTAATTTTTCCCAAAGAGGAGCATTAGATGTCATGTATTTAAACCAATTATTTTTAACTCCTTTAAAATTTCTGAATCCCTTAAAAACCGCCTCAGCCCCTTTGCTTGCAGTACTAGCGGTTTTCATTTCAACTGATGCGGTTTTAAATAATTTAACATAATCTTCAATAATAGGAATTATTTTTTTAATAAATGGGAATTTATTAACAAATTTTTTTAACATTGTTATTAACTCTCCACCCCAAATAGGCGCTCTTTCAACAAATGTTCTAAATGGTCCTGATTTTTTTGCGGTTGATGCAATTTTAGCCGCATCTTTAGCTGCCATAGCGATTTTGAATTCTTTACCAACAACACCTCCAGCTTTTAGTACTCCAACAACAGGTTTGGCCGCCAAATCTCCGATATACGGAATTACTGAAATCCAAGAAAGTAGGGCAAATAAATGATCTCCCTGTCTCCAATACAAGATACCATTTGTCAAATCAATTGCTCCCGTTGGGTCAAAAATTCCGGCAACATCTAATACCGTATTATACCACTTTTCATTTAATAGTGACGCTTTATCAGGATAAAGTACTTTTAAAAACTCAAAAACAAATTTTTTATCCTGATAAGATAACATGTTCCATTTTTCCTCTAATAATTTAATTTGTTCCTCTCTATAAATTTCAACTATTTTTGTTTTAAACTCTGAATCGTTTAGAATATTTTTTTTCATAAAACTTTTTTATTATAAATATATATTTATTAATAAAAATATGGAACAAAGTCAAATAATATTAAAGTTCGAAGAAATACAAATTCAACTAAGACATCTACATTGGCAAACTAAATCTTTTGCTAGACATAAAGCATATGGTGAGTTATACGAAGACCTTACAGAAAAAATTGACGACTTTGTTGAAATATGTATGGGAAAACACGGAAGACCGTCATTCCCAAGTGGTTATTTGATTGAAGGTAAGGATATTTCTGAATTATCAGTAAATGAGTTTTTATCTGAAACTTGTGAATTTCTAATTCATTTAAACAATGTTTACGATAGAGAAATGGATTCAGACCTATTAAACATCCGAGATGAAATACTCGGAAAATTTAACAAGTTAAAATATTTATTAACTCTAAAATAATTCTAGACTTCATTTTCAAATTCTAATTTCATTTGTTTTTTTTCATTTACAAATGCTTGAACTCTTTCATTCGCTATATTAACATAATTCGGACTTAATTCGATTCCTACCCATCTTCTATCTAATATTTCTGCAGCAACTAAACTTGTTCCGCTGCCAGCGAAAGGATCTAAAACAATGTCATTTTTATATGTTAATATTTTAATTGCATTACTTGGAATATCAAGACTAAAGGTCGCCTTCGTCATTGGTCTTGAGTCGTTGAGGTATTTCCACTGACCAAACACCAAATTCATAAACTCTTTTTTATCTTCTTCTTGATAAACTACCTTTGTTTTGAAAGTTCCATCTTCCTGCTCAATTTCAGTTGGGACTCCCTTCCATTGTGATTCTCCTTTTACTATCTTAATGTGTTTGTGTTTGTAAGCCAATATTACACACTCCTTCGGGTTATAAATATAAGGTCCAGAACTGGACATGTAACTACCCCAAGCAGTGGTCTTACTTCTGTGGGGGGAATCTTCTTCCAAATCAACAATACCAAAAAATTTAAACCCTATTTCTTTCATTATCTGCCAAACTTCAGAAACAAAAAATATTCTTCCTCCTTTTTCTTGTCTATTAATTTCTAATGGTATATTTAAAGCAATTCGACCGTCATCCTTTAATACTCTATATGCTTGTGTTAACCAATCTCTACTGAATATTTTATATTCCTCAAATTCAACATCATCGTTATGAATATCATAATTAATACCCACCCCATAAGGACAACTAGTAACCACTAAATCAATACTTGATTCTGGAAATGTTTTCATAACCTGAATACAATCACCATTAATTATTTTTCCCGTTTCTATCATATTTTAAATTTAATAATTTTTCCAAAGAGTTTCAACCTTTGTTTTTTTGTTGAAGTTGCCATCCATTGTTTTAACTTCAAACTGAATTTTTTCAAAACCATTTTCGGTTAACTTGTTATAAAGTTCGCAATCATATCCACTAATTAATATTTTAGATTTACTTTGGATAACTGAATCTAAAAATTTAATATGTCCTTCTCTATCCATATCAACTTTATATCTAACATCAGTTCTTGTTGATTGTTCGTATGGGGGATCACAATATATTAAAGTGTTAGGATTACTATACTTATTGATTAAATCAACCCCATCTACGTTTGAAATTATAACCTTAGATAATCTATCGTGTAATTCCGGTAATCTATCAATTGATGATAGAAAATCAGATACCGCTTTACTCATACTTCTTCTTACGTGAGTATTCATTGAGAACCCTCCAACTCCATTGTGAGAAGTTCTATTAACATAGAAGAAGTAAAATGCTCTTTCAACCAATGAAAGTTCTTTGTTTAATTCCAACTTGTATTCTTTTCGTATATCATCAGAATAAAATACCAAATCACATTTCTCTTTAAATTCTTTGAATAGTTCTTTATCCGATATTACCTTATATAGAGAATAAACGTTTTTCTCCAAATCGTTGTAGATTTCAACCTCAACTATAGGTTTCTTTAATCCTACAATGTAAGTTCCTCCAAATGGTTCTACATACGTTTTAAATGGTTCTTTAGGGAAGTGTTCTATTATTTTATTATAGAACCCTCCCTTACTTCCAAAGTATCTTATAGGTGCGTTCATTTACCCTCCAAAGTTTCAATGTGATGTTGGATATACCAGATAGCCTTTTTTAAATCCTCGATTTCCTTATCTGAGTTCTTTTTTCCCGCTCTTGAGATATACTTTACAGCA